AATATTTTTTGTAGCTTTAGGTCTAGCTATAGAGTCCATACTTCTTTTACGAAGTTGTACTTTAGCAGATTCCTGCTTTCGTCTTTCATCTATTTGTTTTTTTAAATCTCTGATTAAATTCATAGTCTACAAAGTATAACAAAATTAATTTTTAAGGCTAGAAAATAATGATTAACATTTCCATCTTCTACGAGCTTGTCGTATTCTAGAATTAGGATTATTTCTTGTCTTTGCAGAGCTTCTTTTTAATTGTCCTAATGATCTTGCACAATAAGATTTTCTTCTTTTAGCTGCTTTACTACCAGGTTTTACTTTACCAGTTACAGCCATAGATAATTTAGAACCAGGATTAGCTCGTCTATAAGCTCTTATTCCTGCTCTAGTCATACCCGCACCTTTTTTAGTAGGTCGATAATATTTTTTTCTTCTAGGAATATCTCCAGTTCTTTTTCTAGGTTTAATTCTTGTTCTTGCCATAATTAAAAACTACCCATACTATCTGAACCACCTGGTCCACTTGATCCTGGTGAACCACCACCCATATCAGCTCCACCACCATAACCCGACATACCAGATCCTCTACTTCCTATACTATCTTTAGATTGAGTGCTACGACCATCATACTGACCGCCACGTCTAGCATCTTGAGGAGTAGGTGTAACTGAACCAAATTCACCTTTATCAATTCTTCCTTGTAAATCTTTTACGCTTTCTCTATTGATTGCAGCTTCTTGTTTTTTCTGAGCTTGATTATTTAAAGCAGCACCTGCAACAAATGGAATTGCAAAAGGAGCAATTGCTCCTACAACTCCATAAGTTCCAAAACCAGATATAGCTGAACCAATTCTAGCTACGTTTTGAACACTTGAAGGAATACCTAAATTATTTTCTACAAAAGAATTATAAGCTCCTATATTTTCACTTATAATATTCCCTGCACTTTTTTTAGCTGATGGAGTTTCTTTTTCAAAATCAAATTTAAAGAAACCACTTTTCTCTCTTTCTTTTTCAATATCTTCTATATCATTATATTTTTGATCAAAAGTTTTTGGAGTTTGATAATCTCTTATTTGTCCATCACCACCTTCAAAAATAGGGCATGCTCCATTAACTGACATTCTACCATTTGGACAAATAAATTCTTGCATTAAGTTCTACCTTGTCTATTATATTTTTTATAACTTCGTTTTTCATTTTTATTCAAAGTCTTTTTATGTCTTCGAGGTCTTTTCTTTGGTTTAGGTCTAGGTACGAAGTGGGTAAACTTTTGTTTAGCCATTTACTTTTTTTTCTTCTTCTTTTTCTTCTTACCTTTTTTAATTACACCTTTTGCAATTAAAATATCTTTTTTAGTAACTTTACCATCGCCTGACATATCTGGAAATTTTTTTCTTTTTTTCATATTAGTCTTTTTTCTTTCCTGGTCCAATGTTAATTGGAATTACTTTAGCTTTTCTTTTATTAATTATATCTGATGCGGAAGTATAATCTTTAGCTTTACCTTTGTATAAAAGTCCACCTTTGTAATTATCAGAAAGTTTATCTGATGGTTTTTCTGCCATCATTTCTCTTTCTTTTGATTTACCTTCTTCATAGCCGTCATCATCAATCATTTTAGATGTAGAAGTATCTTCGAAATCAACATCCATAATATCTTTTACAACATCTTTTGTTTTTTTAGCCATTATATTATCCTTTAAGTTTTTTTATTGCAGCTTGATTATCCTTAGCATATGTATTTGTACCAGCTTCTTTATCAGTAGATTTATCTGCCTTTTTATCAAAAATATTTTTAATTCTATCAATAATTAAATCTTGATGTTGTTTTGGTCCATCAGTCATATCTTTTTCTTTTTTAGTCATTAGTCTATCTCCACTTCTATTTTAAGTGATTTCATCATTTGCATATGATCAGCTTTTCTTTGATCATCTATTTTTACAACTTCATCTCCAGGATTTTGCATTGCTTTTTTTAACATAGCAGCATCTTCTACAGCACTTGGAAACTTGTCGTAAAATCTTTTATCTGCGTCTTTTACATCTTGAACGCTATATTGTTTTACTCCAATTTTATTTTTCATCTAAGTCCTCCGGTGTACTTAATTTTTTATTCAATATACCTTGAAATACTGAATGTGTAAAGGTAGGAAGCATCATTTCGCTTATAGGCGATTTTACATGGCCAGTAGACCACGATATACAAGGAACTCCCTTCTCGTCCCATGCTACTAAAGCATAGCCTTTTATATCTACTTTGGCGCTAATACGAATACAAGAATCATGAAAAGCATTTACTACTTCGTCATCTTGACGTTGTTCAACTTCTTTAGCTACAACTTTTCTAGGCGTTACTCTGTATGAATCAAGAGTAATAATGTTTGTTTTCGCCACGTTGCTTTCGTGTTTCATAATCTTCGTCCTCTGGATCATCGGGGTGAGTTACTAAAAATCCATCCCTTATACGCAATAAAGCTTGAACACATGTATCATGGATATCATCGTGCTTTCCATATGGAAATTGCGCTGATTCTTCTATAACACTCTTAGTCCAATCTTCATCCATAGTAAACACTAATCCACCTTCAAACATAGAAGATACACTATGTGTTCTAGAAACTTTATCTCGATCAGGAGAATAAGTAATTACAGGGATTCCTGATCGTCTTAAATCTTGTATTAAAGATTGCCCACTTGCTTTCTTTTCAATTAATACTTGATCAGGTCTCCATTCATAATAGCTATCGTTAGCTCTCTTACGAAGCTCTGGATATTCTAATCTATCTTTCCACGCATCTAATAATATCGTTGCAGCGTAAGGAACGTTATTTTCATCTCTAGCTGTAAACACGCCCCATGTTGTGCATGCAGAGAAGTCGGCAGTGCTTTTAGTCGAATAAGCAGTATCATAAGATTGAACTACATAACTTAAAGTTGGAATACTATCTCCATCATATATATTCCACCAATCTCTTTTTATAATTGAACCTTCTTCATTACTTGGATTTTGTTGATACAACGCTGACCATACACGATCACCGACTGTAGCTTTAATTTTATTTAAGTCTTCTTTAGAATAAGCTTCAGGCCATAAAGCGTTTCCTGAATTATCTATCGCTGGTAAATCTAAAACTTTCCAGTCTTCTCCTGATTCATTTAAAATGTATCCAGCTAAATCGTCTTGGTGCCAACGAGTTTGAATAATAATGACTTTACCGCCAGGTTGAAGTCTAGTGTAAGCAACTGATTTATACCACTCTAAAAGATTTCGTCTTTGAACTTCTGACTCAGCATCTTCTCGACCTTTAATCGGGTCATCAATAATTAATAAATGTGCACCTCTACCAGTAATCGCTCCTCCTGCACCGACTGCTGTATACGTTCCACCTTGCATCGTATGAAAACGTTTAGCTGATGTACTGTCTGATCTTAGAGCTACACTAGGAAACACATTATTAAAATCTGGAGACTGTAACTGATTTCTTACTTTACGACCAAAGTCATCTGCTAATTCTTGAGCATAAGTCGATTGAATCACAAATTCGTTTGGATTATTTCCTAAGTACCATGCTGGAAAAAACTCTGAACATAACATAGACTTTCCATGTCTTGGTGGCATGAATACTGCAAGACGTTTAATGGTTCCTTCTTCTAATTGTTCTAGATGTTTAGCAATCAGTTGTATATGAGCTGGATCCTTGTACCCAGGATACATATGTTTTGCATATTGTAATAAATTCTTACGAGCTTTAGACGTAGATAAAATTTTATTGAGATGTTCAATTACCTCAGCTGCCCGAGGATCCTTGGTCTTTTGAAATATCTGAATAGCTGACTTTAGTTGTTCCTTTAATGTCTGTTCTTGCATTTTGTTTTCCTGCGCCTATTGCACCTTTTTTTCGATACTCATCAAATTTATTTGCAACTAAATGTAATGGCTCTATCTCTTTTCGTACAATTTTTCTCCAATGTACAGAGGGTTGACCTATTTTTTCTAAATACCAAGCTAACTTACTAGCGTCTGCTGTTCTAGCATTCCACATCTTACTGTGATGTAAATCACCTTCTTGATCAGGACGGCCCTCTTTATAAACTCTTTCTTTAAAGACACTATCGTTATTGTTACCAGTAATGTCAGCTCGATCATGGATTACATCTATATCAACATCTTTCATGATATCTAACATATAAGCTATTTCAGAAATCCAAGCATCGTTTTGTCCATGTAAACTTATATGATCTAATAATCTAAACCAATCCCAAGGAAATATGGGAAAGATACTATATGGGTGACCAGTCTGTTCTTTAACTCTTAACACATTAAAATTTTTTTCAGACTCTATAATCTCGTCCCAATGTTTAGTATTCATAATCGCATCGTCATTGAAAAACATTACCCAGGTACCCTGAGCATATGCACATAAAGAATTATTATACATATGGAGGTTTTCGTAACCCATTCGTTTAAACTTTAGTACACTTTGATTTTTGTAATTAGCTTTTTTTAAATATTCTAAAGTTTCTGTATCATCGTCATCAACACCGAATAGAGGTTGAATTTTATCAGGATTTTTTGCATTAGACAATAAAGAATCCATAGATTTCTTTAGCTGGCTAACTCTCTTACGAGTAGGGAGTAATATAGATATAGTCATGGATCAATGATACTTTGATTTATGTGGATTGAAAACCTAATTCTTTTCTTCTATTTCGTAGAAGAACTTGTCAGTGTCCTCGGTCCGCCAATCCTTATTCTCTACATTCCATTCGGTCGTTTGAACTTTATAGTCTGGAACTTCGTTTCTGGTAGTGAATGAATTAATATTCCATAGTATCCTGTTATTAGGCTGAGCAGCGTAATTACCATTGTCAAGCTCCAATATATGAGCGCACTTATGTTCCTGAGCAATTTCAGAATGATCTGTATCAAGAAGATTGGCGTCAGGGTGACACCAGTCAACAGTAAACAGATACTCACCGTGATATAG